GGTGTTGGGTCTTCGGCAGCGCTTCTTCGAGTGCGTATTGGTACATCGGTTGTCGTGTTCTTATTGATAACCAGTAAAACAGGGGTCTGGGGGCGGTCAGCCTCCCAGCTAATTTAACTATGTTATAGAGTAGTTATTTTAATTTAATAAATTTAGTATAATACCAGGTAAAGGGATTTGGTGTGTGCCGTGCCGAGCTTTCACTTCTCATTTGAGGGTTGCTCATGTGGGTGGTAATTTCAACAATGGGGCTAACGATGGCTTGTGGTATTGGAACTTCAACAACACTTCTTCGAATGCGAATTGGAACATCGGTTGTCGTGTACTTATTTTATTTTTATTATTACACATCATCTTCCTGAGCCCTTGCTCAAAATAGTGTCGCAACTGGATTGGACTAGTAAGCCCATTATGGTTTGAAAATCCGATAGACAAAAATAAGAAACCAGAGGTATTATATGAAAAGAAAAGGTAACTTTTATAATGAAATCTGCAGCAAAAGCAATATAAAAAAAGCTATTATAGGTGCTGCAAAAGGTAAGAAAAATAGAAATAATGTAGCAAGGATATTAGAGAATATTGATGAATATGTCAATATTCTCTATAAAATGTTATTAACTAAAAATATTAAATTATCTCCATATAAGAAAATGACAATACACGATGGAGCAAATAAAAAAGAAAGAATAATTTTTAAACCTGCGTTCTTTCCGGACCAATGTATTCATTGGTGTTTAATGCTACAACTACAACCTATTTTGCTAAAAGGAATGTATGAATATTGTTGTGCTAGTGTTCCAGGAAGAGGAATACATTATGGATCAACTTATATAAAACGAATATTAAAGGACGACAGAAAAAATACAAAATATTGCTTGAAATTAGATGTGAAGAAATTTTATCCAAGCATTGATAAAGAAGTATGTAAAAAGAAATTTAGAAGAATTATAAAAGATTATGATGTATTAAATTTAATAGATGCAATAATTGATAGTAGCAAAGAAAGTGGATTACCTATCCGGTAATTTTACAAGTCAATGGTTTGCAAATTTCTATTTACAAGATCTAGATCATTTTATAAAAGAAAAAATGAAGGTAAAATACTATTTGCGTTATATGGATGATATGGTCCTATTTGGTAGAAATAAAAAGGAATTACACAAAATTAAATATGCAATAGATGAATTTTTAAAACCTGAAGGACTTAAATTAAAAGATAATTGGCAATTATTTAAGGTAGATAGTAGGCCATTAGATTTTTTAGGATATAGATTTTATAGAGGCTATACAACATTAAGAAGAAGTAATTTTCTTCGCATTAAAAGAAGAATAAAGAAAATTGTAAAAAGAGGATATATAAGGCTAACGGATGCTTATTCTATAATTTCATATCATGGCTGGCTTTCACATTGTAACAGCTTTAATTATAGAAATAAATATATCAAACCTTATAATATAACCTTAAAAAAATGTAAAGGAGTGATAAGAAATGGTAGAGGCAAACTTAAATTGTGAATCTGATATAAGACCTGATAAATATAATATTGAAAATATTTTAGATGGAAAATGTGATATTGTTTTAAATGAAAATATTGAAGAACACACAAAGGAAGAAGACGGAGAAACAAGAACATACTTTACTTACGATACATATAGAATAGTAAAAAATAATTATAGAGATACATTAGAAAACGATTTAAAAAATAATACTAAATTTAATATGTGGCTTAATTTTGCAAAAGAACAATATGCAAATCAAGCTGAAGAAGTATCTCTAGAGGAAAGACTTTCTACAGCTGAAGCAGTAATTGCTGAAATTTTAGGTGGGGAGGTATAGTCTATGAGTGCAATAGTAAAATTTTATGTATTACAAATAAAAATGAAAAAAATGACAATAGATGATGTTCCTGAAAAATGGAGGGAACAAGTAAGAGAAGAATTAGAAAAAGAGTCTGAATAAGGCTCTTTTTTGTTATACAAAAGGAGGTAAATTATGGATCAAGGTTTTGAAAAAGAAGTTATAACAAGATTAACTAAAATTGAAACAAAACTTGATGATTATTCCAAAAACAAGGAAAAGACGGATGATGCCTACAATTTATCTAAAGAAAACGAAAAGAAAATAGCTGATATAAATGAAAAAATTAAATGGATTACAAGAACAATAGTAGGAGCAATTATAACAGGTGTTATTGGAATAGGAGTTGCTTTATTAAAAAATGGAATGGGTATGCCATAGAAAGGAGGTAAACTATGGATCTAACAACTATTATTGGAATTGTAACTGTATTAGTTACATTTTTATTAGGCCTTGCGAGTAAAAAAAGCACATATATTAGTAATCATTTAATACCAATACAAAATTTACTTATAGGACTAATAGCTTGCGGAATTAATTATGCAATAACAAAAGATTTCAATTTGACTATTGCAGGATTAGGGCTATTCACAGGCGGAACTTATGATATAGCAACAAACTTAAAGAAATTAGCCGAGTAATTTATTTAACTAAAAAATAAAATGGCTTAAAACGCATTGTCGTAAGCCATTTTTTTAATACCGGAAGAAAAATCCGGTATTCATCACATACAGGAAGATAATTTAAAAATCTTCCTGTATTAATTTTTTATAAGGAGGTATTCGATATGGAAGAAGAAAAAATCGAATTAACTGAAGAAATGGAAAAAGAATTATCAAACGGAAGGGAGGAAAACGAAGATGAGTAGATCTAGTTTAGCAACCTTATATGTTCCTGCGAGTACAAGTAATTATACTCAAGGAAGAAGAGGATATAAAATATGTAAAATCACTCCGCATCATATGGCTGGTAAATTAACAGCTAAACAATGCGGAAATATTTTTGCTAATCCAAACAGACAAGCAAGTTCTAATTATGGTATAGGATATGACGGAGAAATAGCTTGTTATGTAGATGAAGAAAATAGAGCATGGACTTCAAGTAATAGCGTAAATGACTGCCAAGCAATTACAATAGAAGTATCAAATAGTGCTAATGGAAATCCTTGGCCAATGTCTGATGCTGCTTGGAATAGCTTAGTAAATTTATGCGTTGATATTTGTAGAAGACACAATTTTAGATTAACTTATGATGGAACTAAAAATGGAAGTTTAACAAGACATGATATGTTTGCAAATACATGTTGCCCTGGACCAACATTAGGTGAAAGATTTCCTGAATTAGCTGAAACTGTTAATAGAATATTAGATGGTGGAAATACACCAACACCTGCTCCAGCTCCAGGAGGAAACAAATCTAATGAAGAACTTGCTGATGAAGTAATTGCAGGTAAATGGGGAAATGGTGAAGATAGAAGAAATAGATTAACACAGGCCGGATATAATTATTCAGCAATACAAAGTATTGTAAATCAAAAATTAAGTGGAGGATCTTCTACACCAAAACCAAGTTTAAAATCTAACGAAACAATAGCTGATGAAGTTATAAATGGTGCATGGGGAAACGGACATGAAAGAAAAGATAGACTAACTGCAGCAGGTTATAATTATAGTGAAATTCAAGCAATAGTTAATAGAAAACTTGGATATGGTTCTGCTCCAGCTTCAAATAAAAAGTCAAATGAAACAATCGCAAATGAAGTTATAAGAGGCGATTGGGGTAATGGACAAGATCGTAAAAACAGACTTACTGCTGCCGGATATGATTATTCAGCTATACAAGCCATTGTTAATAGAAAATTAAGCTAAAAAATAGTAGAGGAGTTTTTCCTCTACTGTATATTTTTTAATTTTTGTTGTATATTATATAATAAGTCAAATGCTTCTTTAAAAGTAGTATTATTTAAATCAATATCTAATAACCTTTTTATAATATTATCATAAGAAGAATTTTGACTTGAAGGTGTAGGATTAGAAACGACTTCAAAGTTAATATTATGAGCCTTTAATAAATTTGTGTATTTTTCTAGTTTAGCGACAGGAAATCCACATTTTATTATTTCAGGACTAAGATCGGTTAGCTTTAAGCCAATTTCTTTTGAAACTAATCTTGCATCTTCATTTAAAATATTATAAAAAATTCCTATTCTAAATAAATATACTTTTTCTTTATCTTTAGCTTTTAATTCATTATACTGCCTTAGAATTTTGCTCATTAGTATTCCTCCTTCTTGTTCCTTTTTTTCTAATTATTATATCTCCTGGCTCACAATCCAATAATTCACAGATTCGTTCTATTGTTTCAAAATGAATACTTGTAGAAATATTATCAATTAAATTTGTTATAGATTGATAACTACCGCCCATATTTTTTACAAGCCAATATTTAGTTTTCTTTTGTTTTTTCAAAATTTGTTCTACATTAACATAAATCATATACTCACCTCCCTATAATAGATATTTTATAGCAAACTGATTTTTATTTTAATTACGCCACATAACACTTGCGTTTAGCATAACTAATTTACAAAATAGGTATTAAATGCTATAATGTTTGTGTAGTGAGGTGTATTATGAATAAGATAATTGAAGAATTAGAAACAATACAAAAATTAATAGATGCTGAAGAATGCGAAAAGGCTAGTAAAGAAATAGATAAATTAAAAAAAGAGATCCTGACAAAGCAAGATGCAAGCCAATATATAGATGATTTAGTTGGTAATTTAAAATAGTATTTTATGGTATTTTGTAGTAATTTGTAGAAAAATGTCGAATTGTGTAGGCTAGATAAATCAAGGGCTATACCGTACTATACCTATTCCACAGCATAGTTACTTTATTTTACATAATATGGTATAATATAAAAAGAGATATCTCCAATTAAATATAAGGAGGATGTAGAAATGAAGTTAAACTTAATTGACGAGATGCTATTACATATATTTAAAAGTTATTCTTACAAAATATATAGAATAGGAGTACGAGATGGATACAACTTAAAAAAGTAAACTTTACAAGGCTGTAAAAAGGCTGTATAATATATGAAGAAAGTTTTAAAAAAATAATATAAAAAAATCGTAAAACTGAACGGAGAGTAAGAATTGAGAAATATAAAATTAACAATCGAATATGATGGAAAAGGATTTAATGGCTGGCAAAAACAACCAAATAAATTAAATATACAAGGTGAAATTGAAGAAGCCTGCAAGAGTGTTTTAAGAGAAGATATAGAAATAATAGGTTCTCGGAAGAACAGATGCAGGTGTGCATAGTTTAGGGCAAGTGGCAAATTTTAAAACAAAATCAAGCATGCAAATAGAAAAAATACCTTATGCAATAAATTCTGTTATAAAGAAAAGCATAGTTATAAAAGATGCAGAAGAAGTAGACGAAAATTTTCATGCAAGATACTCTTGCAAAGGTAAAAAATATAGATATGTAATAGATAATTCAAAACATGGAACAGCCATTTATAGAGGTTTTAAATATCACGTTCCTCAAGAATTAAATATTGAAGAAATGAAAAAAGCTATAAAGCATTTTGAAGGAGAACATGACTTTAAACGGTTTTAAAGCAAGTGGAACATCTAGTAAATCGAGTGTTAGAACAATATATAAAGGTGAAATTATTAAAGAAGGCGATACTATAAATATAGAATTTACAGGTAATGGATTTATGTACAATATGGTAAGAATATTAGCAGGAACACTTGTAGATGTAGGCCTTCGGAAAAATAAATGAAAAAGATATTCCTTCTATTATAGAAGCAAAAGATAGGTCTTTATCAGGAAAAACTTTGCCGCCTCATGGTTTATATTTGGTAGAAGTATATTATAATTAATGCACAAAAAATTCCACTTACTCATATTATATTTTAAAAACAAAACTATATATGAGAGGGGAAAATATAAATGGATATAATTCTAATATTTTTCATATTACCACTTGCTACTATTATATTAGCAGCGGTGTTAGAGTACTTAATACGATGTCCAATAGCAGTAGCTGCAATATTTTTTGCAATATGGCTAGTTGTAGCATATCTTATATTCACAACGGAAGTATTCGTAATTGCATTAGTTGTATATACAATATTAGCTTTTTTATCTGCAGTTATAACAAGACTTATATTGTGTAATTGTAATAGATTATGGCATAACTGCCCAGTATGCATGAGAGACAACTGTCCAAATGATGAAGTAGAAAGCATTGAAGATATAAATGATAACGATAATAATAATGGAAGCAATAACAACAATAATTGTAATTGTAGAAATACAAGATACAGTGTGAGAAGGGTGTATAGATAAAAGCTTGTTTAAAATTTATACTAATAAATAGATGATACTATATAATTTAAAAAAGTTTAAAACA